TTTACATTAAATGTGTACGCCGCGGGCGCAAGGCTGATCGTGGTCTGACCGCTTTGCTCCTGTGCCGTCCCCTTCACGAACAGCGGGAAGTTCGGCTCGGACAACGCCTGCACTGCCGCCGTGGCGAGACCGAACGACATCTCATAAATCCACACGCCGCCCTGCTTGTCGCGCTCGACGAATTTCTCGTGCAGCGGATACATAGCGGTGCATCCCGGAACCTGAAACCCGCTGAGTGCAATGCGGACCGCCTCGAGCATCGCGTAGGCGCCAGGGCTGACGCCGTCGGCCGCTCCGCCAAAAGTCCAACCGAGATCGCGCATCAGCAACCTTATAGTGAATTCGAGCCGGCGTTCCTGCACCACGTCTGCCGCGTCGAGCAGTTTGCTATACTTCGCTCCTTCGTAGCGTACCAGCGCCGCCCCGACGCGATGCGTGAGCCGGTAAGTCTCGGGCTTGTCTGGGTAGTGTGCGATCTCAATTGTAGTAATTTGTGCCTGGAGCTGGCCCACTATCGCAGTTTCGATCGTCGCGATATCCAGTGCCGTCGGCGGCATGAAGATGGTTCCGGTCCATGATGTGTCGAGTACTACTGCGCCCATTTCAATGCTCGCTCCGATTCGCTCTTCGAGTTATGAGTGCCGATGATTGCCCGTAGGGTCCAGGTGCAAGTACTTAGTAACCTTTGAGCGAACCGCGGTCGAACACTCGCGCCGGCAGCACTCCCGAATTGTCGCCGCCGGCCTGCGTCACCACCGCCCCTGCCGCCTGCGGTGCTTCGATGTTGTCGGCTGCCAGCCCCAGCGTCACTTCGCCGCGGGCCACCCGCATCAGCAATTCAATCGCGTCGTCATAGCGCTTGCGCGCGTCCGTCAGGTCGTGAAGTGGACGCAGTGATTGCAGCCGGTACATCGCGATATCGCAGGCAAGCCGGCTCAGAACTGCGGGCGGGTCGCTCAGCGGAAGCGCGAAGCGACTCGCGATATAGCCGTCAATTTCGGCCGACGCATCGCTCAGTGCCTGGGAAAGTACCGTTGTGTTCACCGTCGTCTGGGTCGGATCCTCGTTGCTGATCTGCACCAGGTCGCGATTCGGGTAGCGTGCGATCAAATCGTTGGCCGTCGCGTATGACACCGTTTAGTAAACCTCATCAGGTGCTGGATATTCCGCCGTTGATTGCGATCCTCGCGGATGCCTCGTCTAGGCGAGGTATTCGCTGACGATCAGGTCGGCGCTGTTCTTCCAGATATTCGACGTCGCCACCGTTGCGCTCGCTCCCGTCCCCGCCATGAATTCTGAGTGCAGCAGTTGCCGCGCGACTTCTTCGAGCGAAGGCGGCACCAGCAGGTAAGCGCTCTTCGGGTCGGTCAGCGCGCCGAACGGCATACCCGAGTCGGTCTTGATCGAACGCATCGCCGCCCGCGCCGCTCCATAGTTTGCCGGATTGCTCAAGTCCGTGTTGCTCGCATACGCAAGCTGCCACAGTCCGACGCCGGTATTCGCGCGCCCGTCCACCCCGAAGCGAAACTCGCGCCGCTCGAACACCCCTTCATCGGTCAAAGTGTTCATCCGCGTCATTGTGTACTCACGCCGCAGTTGAAAAATGAAAGGACGCAGCGCCCGCGACGCGTCGAGCAGAAACCACCAGGCCCCCGATCCCGACGAGTTGATATTCGACGCCGTCGTGTCGCGCGTGTCGCCGGCCGCGCTCAGCGGCCCCACCGGATGAGACGCCGAAAAGAACGGCTGCCCATCGTACGATTGCACGCTGCCCGGTGTATTCACCGCGTTTTTGATCATCGTAAATAGCAGCACGTCAGGATGCACCTTGGTGTCCCATCCGAGCTGCTCGATTATCGGCTCGTACACACCGTAGCTGTCGTCCTCGATATCGTTGCGGTCGATGCTGACCGTGTCCTCGAAATTCCGGTTGACGATCGTGTAGGTGTGCGTCTCCAACGCCTGCACCACGCGCGCGCCCAGCCATTCGCGGAACTTCGTCGTCCGTCCCAGCCACGGGTACGTCGTCTGCCGCGAAGTCGATCGGACTACTGTCGCCACCCTTTCATAGTACGAGGGCGCCTTCTCAAAGCCGCGCTGAAAAATAACGTCAAACCCGGTGAACAGAGCCGTTAAATTCGCCGCCGTGATTTCCATTTAGTATTACCTGAGTCCCTGGCAAATGTGATTGTTGTTCGGCAAGTGGGTCGAACCGGTTGGCCTCAACTTGATTACCTAACTAGATAGCCGCAACGCCCTGGTGCCAGAAATCGATCCACACCTGCCCGCTCGCGTCAGTGTTCACGATACGCCCAGCGGCGCTGCGCGTCGGCGCGCCCCAGTTGTAGTCCGTGTAGACCGTTGCCCCTGCGGCGATCGCGCCCCCGCTCACCAGCATGATCAGCCCGGCCGGATTGTCGACTACATAGTCAGTACCCTCGACATATACTGTGCCGCCCCCCGACGTGCTATGCACTCGGACCTTCGAAACGTTCTCGTGTCCGAGCGCCACGATCTGCGGCGCGGTCGCCGTGGGAAACACTGTCGATTGCGCCACCACTGCTGTCGCCCCGCTGCCGTCGCTCGCCGACACTGAGTTGTCATCGACTGCGAATGCGGTCTGTCCCACTTGTGCGGCCGCTATCGACCCGTCGTTGACCGCGTAGAGGAACACGCCCCGCCGTGCGACGATCGAAATCGCGCCGGCGGCGCCCGGATTGTTCACCGCGTCTTGGCCGGGAATCCCGTTCACCACCATTTCGGTCCGTCCCACTATCTTGAGACCCGCGACGCTCGAGGCGGGCACCGCGTTGCCGTTCGTGTTGAGCGCCGCCATACTCCCCAGGTACAGAGTAGTATTCGCCTCGACTGGGTAGACTTGCATGCGCCCTGCATCGGCCAGTTCCGGAGTGTTTCGCGAATTGGTTAATGCCGCCATTGTTTCACCATTTTTATTTTGCGCATGCGCAATCGCCGCGCAAAATTATTCAGTTCTAAAGTCTGCTGTGAGTTGTCGCCGAGCGCTTGCACCTGCGAACCCTCGGGAGTTGCGCTTGCGTTCACGGATTGAGGATGCTGGCCTCTGCGCGCGCCGCCTTGCGCCGGACGAAATCCTCGGCGCCGATCCCCAGGTGCGAACAAACCGCCATTTCCGTTGCGCTCAGTCCGCGCCCGGCGCTTGCGCGTCCTTCGCTCTGACCGCCGCGTCCGCCCCGCCCCATCGCGCCGCGCGGCTCGCCTTCGAATCCGATTTCCCCAAGTGCCACGGCCGGCTGCCGCGCCGCGAATTTCTGGAATCCGTTGAAGTCCGCCTGGCAGTACGAGATCGCCCATTCCCGCTGCGCCGGCACCAGCTTCCCCGCCCGAATCGCATCGCCGACCGCACGTTCCGCCCGCTCCCTCGCATGCGCCGCGCGGAGCGTGTTGAGCTCGCCCACCGTGCGCTGGAAATGCCCCATCGGCACGTACCGCGCCGGGTCCGCGCCGCCGCTATTCACCTCCGTCGACGCCTCCGCGCCGCGCTCGTCAACGCCCTCCGCCTCTCCGCCGCGCTCGTGCGCGCGCTGCACCATACCGCGCACCGCCTCGACAATCTGGTCCGCCGTCGCTCCGTCCTCGAGCCCCAGGATTACGCGAATCTGCTCCAGCCCTGTTTCCATCAAGTTATCCTCATCGTCGTCACTGCCCGCGCGCGCCCCCGCAGCATCTCGCATGCTGTCCTCCGCCGCCTGCGCCACTGCGCGCGCCGAAATCGCCGTCAGGTATAGATTCGGATTGTTCGTCAACGCCGCCCGCAGCAACCGCTCGACTTCGCCGCCCGCCGCATACTCAAACACCGGCGAGACGTAGCGGTACTCGCGCGTCGCCACCGCTGCCGCGCCATGCTCCGTCCACTCGACCCGTCCCCACAGCCCGCCCGCGCGCTCTTCCAACTCCTTGATCCAGCCGGCCGCCGGCGCTGGCCTTCCTTCCGGTGCCGCGAAATCCGTCGCATGGTCGTAATCGATCGGAATTCCCGCATCCATTTCCAGCGCCCGCGTCGCCGCAATCACCGCCGCTGCGTCGCTTAGCCGAAATGGTCCACGGCCGTCGCGCCCGCTGAACTCTCCCGCCGGCAGCAACGCGATCCACTCCGGTGCCGCGACTTCGCTCTCGATCATCGCGCCATGCACCCCAATCCGATTCGCGCGCTCCGCTCCTTGTGTCTCCACTTCGCTCATCGCGCCCGATTGTGCCAGTCGGCCTCGCACCCGGTAAGGGTGAAGTATTTCACTATCTGTCAAATTGCTACACATTGTAGGATTGCTCACGCGCCGCCTCGAGCTGATCATTCGCGTAGCGCGGCTGCCGGCTCCAGCACCGCCTCGTCCCGTTCCGCTTGCGGCAACCCCAAACGGTCGAGCACCGCCTTTTGCCCCACGCGCAGACCGCGGTCGACCAACTCTGCGATCACGTCGGCAAACGCCTTGGCGTCTCGCCTCTCCGGCAACACTAGTTGCAGTTGTGGGTATCGCTTCTGCGGACCCGCGTTGAGGTCCACCACCGGCTTGACCAGGTCGCGCGTCAGTGTCGCCCCCAATCTCACTGCATCCGCACTCAAAATGTCGTGCCGTACCGCATCGTGTACCTCGGCCGCTGCCCGCGATCCGCCCCC